TTTCTTCAAAATGTTTAATATGATTATATAGTGTATCAAAATGATGTCCAACCATATCATACAATTTTAACCATTCTGTATTTTCTTCTTCTGATTTAACATATAGAGGTATGATATTTTGTAACATGCTTGAATTATCTTCATCCCATAAAGATGCAGATGCGTATTGTGTATCATACCAAACTTGAGCTTGTGATGATGTTATAGAATATAGCGTATAAGAACCACCACTTTGTATGCTATCTCTCTTAGGCCATGTAGCGCTGTTTATTGTTTCTACACCATCACTTCCATAAACCGTTTCCGCAGAATGTGATGTATAATATAAATATTTTTCGTAATCATCAAAATTACTTACAATATTTGATATAGCTAATTGATTTTCTAAATAATGTGCTTGATATACAGCTGATCCTGTTACTCCAGGATCACTTAATCCGAATAGTGATTGACTTACTTCTGTAGATTTAGATTGGTGTGTTTCAATTTCTTGTAGCTTGTATTTAAAGTTAGCTAATCGTCGAGCTCCAGAACTAAAGTGTATAAAGTTACTAAATTTTCTATAATCTAAATTTAGATCAATACTATTTGAACCACTAATATACTTATCTAATATTCTATCTTTAATCCCTGTATCTGTTCCTATTAAATCATTCAATGATTTTGCATTTGTTTCAGTACCCTTTTGCTCTTCAACTTTTATACTTAAATTTGGTCCACGTAAGAATGGTCCCGTAGGATCTATTAATGTGTTTAGATCTAACTCTATAGGTAGTTCATAAGGTATAAATAAAGGACGAAATATCTCTATAGTATCACCAATACCTATTCCAGTTGGTAGTGGAGCTGT